ATTAAATTTATGATTAAAAGAGATATAGTTGAAAGTATAATAGACGTAGGTAGTGGACTAATTTTAGCCATTATTATAAACTTACTAGTGTTTCCCCTATTTGGTTTATACCCTACAATATTTGATAGTATGGGAATAGCAATAATATTTACAGTTGTAGGTATGGTCAGATCAGCGACATGGAGGTGGTACTTTAGAAGAGCTAGATGATAAAGGAAAGAATAAAACAAAAAGGTGAAGATTTAAAAATGTTAGAAGGGCAAGATAGACTAATATATTTAATTGATATCGCTAAAGATGTAAAACCTTTACCTAGTGAAGTTAAGATTGAGGAGAACAGAATACGTGGTTGTGCTAGTAATCTATGGTTAATAGGTGGGTGCAACAAAGATAATACAATGATATATAAAATAGACGCTGAAGCTTTTATAACAAAAGGCACAGCTAAATTAGTAACCGACCTTGTACAAGGTTGTCCTAGAGAAGAAGTCGCTAGTTTAACAATAGATGATTTTCTACCTTTAGGGATAAGAGAATTATTAACAATGCAAAGGCAGAATGGTCTAGGCAGTTTAATTGAAAGGATAGTAGCAATAGCAAATACTAAATAAAGATATGAGTAAAGTAACTGATTTTATAACACATAATGTTAACTTTTTAAATAATATACAAAGTTACCATTGGCAAACTGAAAATTTTGCCGAACACGAGCAATTAAGTGAATATCATCAAAAGTTTGATAAACTAAATGATGAGTTTGTAGAAGCATACCAAGGTAAGATTGGCCAAAGAATTAAATTTAGTGCCGAATTAAGACCAGGCATAATGAACTATGCTGATAACCCACAAGTTGCAGGTGATGTACAAAAACACGCCCAATACATAATAGAATTTTCTAAAATTCCAGAGGTGCAAGGCCATATGGATTTAGAGAGTGTGCTAGAAGATATGCTTTTAGCAACTAATCAATTACTGTTTCATTTAACCTTAAAATAATGCCAACATACACATTTAAAAATAAGAAGACAGGTAAAGTATTTACCGATATGATGAGTATCGCTGAAATGGAAGAATACTTGTCTAAAAATAAACATATTCAACAACAAGTATCAAGCATTAATATTGTTGCAGGAGTAAGTGGACAAAGTTATAGAAGTGATAGTGGTTGGAAAGAAACATTATCAAAAGTAGCAGAAGCACACCCAATGAGTGCTTTAGCGAAAGAAATGGGTACTAGGTCAACAAAACAAATCAAAACAGAGCAAGTGATGAAAAAGCACAAGGCTAGGCAAAATGCAAAAACTAAATAATAGAGATATAATACAAAGCGAGCAACTGAAACACAACGGTCGTATACCCGAGTCAAATAAGTCAATCCGCTTATTGTATAATCTCATAGGGCAGGTATTTTCCTGCTTAAAACACAAGAAAGTCCTGCCCATAGCTACAACAGGTCTATTATTGTCAGGTTGCGGTAGTTTACCAGCATTTGTTGGTACAAGTGCCAGTACATATGAAACATATAAAACGATAACATTTACTAAAACAGGAGCCGATGTTGCTTTAGCCGCAAATGATATGCCTACGACCAACGATTATGCTTTATCCAAGATAACTGGATATGATTGTAAGGTGAGTAGAGTATTAGAAGAAGGCTTAGAAGCAGTTTGTCAAAGCATAGAAGTACACGCACCAGACGGCACTATTAATAAAAACAAGGAGAAGAAATAATGGCAAAAGATATCCCAGATTTTATGAGGGAGTTTGATACAGATGTTGACTTTGGTTTCACTCCTGTATCACAGAAACCAGCTGAGGAAACAACTCAACCATCTATTGATCCAAGTGTTATAGAGAACTCAAATATAGAAATCGCTAAAGTTAAAGGCGATGTATCTGATATTAAATCAATGATGAATGAGATAATGCAGATAGTAGCAGAGAAAGACTCTGTTAATAAAGATATACAGGACGCTGATATACAGGCGAGATTTAAAGAGATTGAAAAGATTGTATTACCATTTTTATATAATCTTTCAAAATCCAGTGAACCTTATATACATTGGCCAAATAGAGGTCCAATTATTAAGGCACAGATGGATAAAATACTAAAACTAACCAGGGGGTAATATGTTAGAGCAGAAGGCTCACCATAAGGAATTAAAAAGGGCTGTTAATGAAGTGGAAGATAAAAGACGAAACGACAGAACTTTCAAGTCGTGGTTTGATTTGAGAACCCTAAAAAAGATTAAACTACAAGCAAAGGATAAATTAAATGAAATTAAGCAAAAACTTCAGCCTTAAAGAGTTAACTACTAGTCAAACAGCTGAACGTAAGGGTATTAATAATAATCCTAACGAAGACCAGATTAATGGTCTACAAAGGCTGTGTGAAAATATACTACAACCAGTCCGTGATGAATATGCTACACCAGTTACGGTATCAAGTGGATTTAGAAGTCCAGAATTATGTGTGGCAATAGGATCATCAACAAACTCACAGCACGCCAAAGGGCAAGCCGCTGACTTTGAAATCTTTGGAGTGTCTAATCAGGAATTAGCACACTACATTGATAAAAATTTAGATTATGACCAACTTATTTTAGAGTACTGGAAACCAGAAGAACCTAATAGTGGTTGGATTCATTGTTCTTATAAAAACAAAGATGATAATAGAAAACAGTTTTTAAGAGCATATAGAAATGAAAGTGGTAAGACTTGTTATGAGGAATACTCATATAGAGTACACGCAAAACCTAAACCAGCGAGTGAGTGAACCGCAGACGAGATTAATAATCTATACACCGAGAAAGGTGTATAATGACAGCTTGACACGCTTGAAATAGTGTGATATAATTGTTATATAAAATTAAGGAAGGTATATTATGGCATTTAATCATATAAAACTGAATGAAGAAGTATTGCCTAAATCTTTAGGTGTGAAAGGCAAGAATCATAATGGTGTAAGATATTATACTATTGATGGTGTTAATATGCCTTCCGTTACCTCAATATTAGGACAAATACCCGAAAAGAAAAAAATATTAGACGCATGGAGAACTGCTGTTGGTGAGAAGATGGCCAAGTATATTTCTGTGTCGGCTACAACTAGAGGTAAGTCAACTCATACTCTAATTGAAAATCACTTAAAGAACGAAGACCAAAAGTCTATTGGCATAACAGCTGTTACGCCTTTAGGTCTTTTTAGAATTATGAAACCTTATCTTGCTAGACTGGATAACATCCATTGTTTAGAAGAATATCTATATTCAAAAGAGATAGGTGTAGCAGGTCAAGTAGATTGTGTTGCTGAATACAAAGGCAAGTTATCTATTGTTGATTTTAAGACCTCTACAAAGAGAAGGGACGCAGATTATAATTATGGTAACTTTTTACAGACATCAGCATACGCTAAAATGTTTGAAGAACTATTTCCTGATAAGAAGATAGAACAAACTGTAATTTTAGCAGCTTGTGAAGATGGATTTGTCCAAGAATGGATACATGGAGTAGATAAGATTAAAGAACACCAAGAGTTGTTCTATAAGCATACCAGAGATTTCATGGAAAAGAACCAGTTTTAGCCCCACCATTATAAATACTTTAAACAAAACGATAAATCAATTTATCAGCAAAAAGGACTTATAGATGAGAAAATTATTAGCTTCTATTATTATGTCAGCAATGTTAATATTCATTGTTATGAACGTTGCAAATGCTGAAGAGGCGCCTAAACAACCAGAAGTACCACAGTTTCCACAGTTTGAAGGACTGTATTGGATGCAAATGCCAGTTATATGTGGTACATATGTTAAAGTAAACCAGTATGTAGAGTCAAAGAATTTCATATTAGTTTATGCAGCTGTTGGTAGAGTAGGTGGTAAAGAAGACGGCGAACCTGCATTTTTGATCCAAGAGTATATAACTGAAGATATGAGCAGAGTAATTGCTGTAGTTACCTCACCGAATATGAGTGAGTCTTGTATAATGTATTCGGGTTTTGATGTACAGTTTAAAAAAGGATCAAAGGGAACAGCTTTATAAGAATTTGACGTTGAAGGATAGTCAATAACTAGTGAGGACGTGGGTGCGATTCCCACCACCTCCACCAATTCAAAACACATATAATAGTGTGCTTTAAGGGGGTGAGTTAGATTCGACTGCTACTAAACCTATCTGGAGTTAAATCGCTAACACCGTACTGTTAATTTATAAACGACAATCACATAGATTATCGTATGGCTGCTTAGGCAGTCGGGGTTTGCCTGTACCTTGCAACAGAAACAGGCTTGACATTTACTACGAATATGATATAATTATATTATATAAAGTGAGGAAATATTATGACAGACTCGGAAGAGAAACAAAGAGCACTAGACGCCACAATGGAGAGTGAAGGTAGTAAAGACTATTCACCAATGGTGCAAATATCAATCAAAGAATACGACAAGTTAAAAGAACATCAAAAGTTTATTACAGACCCTAGTCTAATATCTATTGTAGATAAGATTGAGGAGTTAGTACGAGCATTAAGAAAACACATTGTTAGAACAGAATTATAATGCTAATGAATAGTAAGAAGTTTGCTCTAATTATAGAAGGTATTGTAAAAGACAAAAGAATGTCCTATATGGATGCTGTGTTAGAATATTGTAAAGAAAACGATATTGATACAGCGTCTGTTGGTCCATTAATTAATAAAGCATTGAAAGAGAAGATAAAAGAAGAGGCAGAAAAACTAAACTTGGTTGAGAAATCAAGTACAGCAATCTTACCTATATGAACAGTTATGAATCATACACATTATACTTGGCAATCAAATTACATTTTACATCTGATACTTACGATTTTTACAAGCACAATGCCAAAGTCAATTCATCATTTAATACCTTTCTTAAAAGAAATGATAGATTTTTCTTTCATAAACTTACGACTAAATACAATAAGGAAGAAATGTTAGATTATTTTGTTAGCAATTTCTTTCACAATTCAAAAACGTGGATAGGGAACCTAGTTAGAGCAGATGGAGAAACGATTTACAATAAGTGGACGAAGTATAATCAATCATTTACATACAATTTTAGAGGCGATTGTGTACTTCTTAGCAATACTATTAATGATGGTGGGATTCGGTTTGATGATTTGTTTCACGTTGTTAATGGTCAGCATCCAAAACTGCTACGATTATTTCTATCAGAAAAAATATCAGTCCAAACGTTAATCATACTAGACAAAGTTTTATCTTTCATTAAGAAATGGGATAAAGATATAGATGAGAATGTTATTTGGCCTGAAAAATCATTTAAAATTAAGAAACTAAAACCATTTGTTAATTTCAATTTAACAAAATGCAAATTTATTATGAAAGAGATATTTGTATGAGTAAATTAACAGAAAAGGAAGTTAGAAAAGAATACAAAGAACACAGAAAAGACAAAGCCTTTGCAGAATGTTGGCCTGATACAAATCGTGCCTTCTATGAATGGTGCTCAGGTTATTTAGATTATAAACACATAAAAGACAAAAGAGATGACGATTAAACCTATTGAAGAAAAACTAGATGAGAAGATTGCTAAACTAAACAGCAGTAGAGTAGTAAAAAAGATTACACCAAGAGGTGACCTATCTTGGTATGTAAAATGGATATCAGTTTTTCTTATATTATTTGCAACTGTGGCCAGAAGTGTAGGCACAATGCCACAGTATGATATGTGGTTAGGGTTGTTTGGTACAGCAGGTTGGGCCTGGGTAGGATACTTATGGCACGATAGAGCATTATTATTTTTGAATGCTATATTAGTTACCTTATTGTGTATAGGATTAATGAATTATTATTATGGCTAAAGATTTTTTAGAAGAAGTAAAAAAGGAACAAGAGATACTTGATATTGGGATGAAAGAATCTTTAAGAGCAAAGGCAGAAAGAATGGAAAGATTTCCTACTGCTGAAGAAAGATGGCCAAGAGCAGGTATAGTTATGACAAAGAGAGTATTTTTAATTGGTAATGGAGAGAGTCGTAAAGATTTTGACCTTACAGCATTGAAACCATATGGCAAGATATATGCTTGTAATGCTTTCTATAGAGATAACCCTGGTGTTGCTGACGCATTGATAGCCGTAGATGCTACAATGACACACGAAATATATCACAAGGGTGTTGCTCAAACTACAGATTGCTATTTTAGAGAATGGACTAAAGTGCCTAACTTTATGTACGATACAATGTTACAAGGTATGCTACATACACAAGACAAAGATAAGGCAGATAGTTTAATTACAAATGGTGCTTCAGGTAATTATTTTGTTATGAATGCTCATACAATCAAAGGCGAGGCCACAATAAGAAAAGAGAATGATGAACGATATAAAAAGCAAGTAGATAACGCTCACGTATATGTATCGTGGACAACTGAAACAGATAGAGTGAAAGAATTTGAAGACCCAGGTTATTGTGCAGGTGCAACTAGTGGTTACATTGCTTGTAAAGTAGAGAAACCTGACGAAGTATACCTAATAGGGCAAGACCTAATATCTGATACAAAACTATTCAACAATATGTACAAAGGTTCTAAAAACTACTCATCAGCACACTATGAGCCTAGTCCTACAGGTATATGGGAAAGAGAGTGGTTACAACTTATGCAGAATAACCCTAAAATCAAGTTTATTAAGGTAAATAAGGCATTAGATGACTTGCCTACTAATCAAAAAATACAGATATGGGACAACGAGAATTTAGAGTATATCACACAAGCACAGCTGCTTGACAAAATGAGTAAATGGTGATATTATAATAATAATGGTTTAATAGTATGAAAAGAAGTATAAATAATACTATACTTACACTAATACAATTAATACGTACAACAATATATACAAGGAGAAAATACAATGTCAAGTGCATTAGAAGCCCTAAAGAAGTCAAAGTCCAATTTTGACTCTCTAACAAAACAGTTAGAAAAAACAATAGACCAACCAGAGAAGAAGAACAAATACCAAGACGATAGGTTATGGAAACCTGAACTAGATAAGTCAGGTAATGGTTACGCTGTAATCAGATTTTTACCTGCAATAGAAGGTGAAGATATGCCATGGCAAAGAGTCTGGCACCATGCGTTTCAAGGACCAGGTGGCCAATGGTACATTGAG